ATGCCGCAGCAGACATTGCTGCAGAGAGGCGCAAGATGACACCGAAGTTTAAGTCTGTTCTTGAATATGCCATCGAAACTGGCATCAAAATTGGGTATGCACGTGCCCATAAGCATAGCGACGAACCCGACGAGCACATCATCCATCGACACATCGAAGAGGCTGTGTGGAATGAACTGTTTGAATGGTTTGATTTCGATGAGAAAGGAATTGAATGAGTGAAATAGAACGTATGTGGACGGCATTAAACCAGAAATTTAATACCAATCGTCAATGGCATTCTCTTGACCCTATGGAGCAGATGTCAATTGTTCAGGCAGTGAATGCCATTCTTTCAATTATTCATCGACGATAATGAACGAACTTAGAAACGCAACAATTAGTGTTCTAGATTTTCTAGAGTTTGGTGGAAGACGACATGATCGTGTTCTACACATCGATGCATTACGAGAGGCTTTGAAATATGACACCCCTTCGCAAACTGGTCCGGTCGATTGCAGACAATGTCAACACTTGGATAGGAAGAAAAACTGCGCAAGTGACCGACCTTGCTCCAATGGAGACAGCTTCGTTGCAACAGCACCTCTCCAACTCTACACTACGAGTGAAGGTGAAGCGATGCCGTGATGTCTTTTGGTATCAACATTACATCGGTGAAACCTTTGTCGTTGTCTATCAAGACTCAGATCGATGGTGGGTGAGAGAGCCTGATGAGTTTGGCTTTCTCAACTTCATCCTCAAAGACGACACCGAAATAGTTTGACATGGCATTTTTACGCACACATCTCTCTTGTGATGAGTGTGGAAGTAGCGATGCACGAAGCGTCAATGTTGATGGCAGCAGCTATTGCTTCTCCTGCAATACTTTCACTCCACCAGATGACGATGTTGTCATCCAATATTCCAAGCCTGTAACGAAGAAAGTGAACATGAATTTCAAGAGTCATTTCGACGACAACGACTCTCCCTCCATCACTACTCGCAGGCTGACGAAGTCTACGGCAGAGCGTTATGGGGTGACGTCAGACAGCAACAATTATTATTTCCCCTATTACGACGACAACGGCACTCTCGTTGCTGCGAAGGTGAGGAACAAGCAAGAGAAGAAGTTTTCCACTGAAGGGGAGTGGACGAAGGCGTCTCTGTTTGGACAACAACTCTTCAGCAACAGTGGCAAGTATGTCACCATCACAGAGGGCGAATTTGACGCTCTGGCGGTGTTTCAGGCGACGGGTAGTAAGTGGCCCTGCGTCAGCATCCGTAACGGCGCTACAGGGGCTCTAAAGGACTGTAGAGCAGCCTATGAGTGGCTTAACAGCTTTGAGAACATCGTTGTCTGCTTCGACAACGATGAGCCGGGTAAGAAGGCAGCGAAGGAAGTTGCTGAGTTGTTTGGCAACAAGGCGAAGATATATAAGCATGACATCGACATGAAGGATGCATGCGACTACGTTGCTGCAAATAAAGAAGCCATCTTCGTTCAGCGTTGGTGGAGTGCTGAGTCGTACATTCCAGATGGCATTGTTGCTGGTAATAACTTGTGGGACTTGGTGTCAACGCCACCAGCGCCAGCGCAATGCATGTATCCTTGGGATGGGTTGAATGCGTTGACCTACGGCATTCGTCATGGAGAGCTTGTCACCATCACCGCTGGCAGCGGATTGGGCAAGTCGCAATTGCTTCGTGAAATTGTTTGGCATCTGCTTCAGAACACCGACGACAACATTGGATTGATGTTCCTTGAGGAAGGCATTCGCAAGACAGGATTGTCTGTGATGTCGCTTGCTGCCAACAAGCCTCTGCACTTGCCCGACACGGTGGCAAGCGAAGAAGAGCGTAAGGATGCTTTCGAGCGTACACTTGGCACAGGTAGGTTGTTCTTGTTCGATCACTTCGGTAGCACCAGCACAGACAACATCGTCAACCGTGTTCGCTACATGGCGAAGGCGCTCAATTGTAAATACATTGTGGTTGATCATATCTCTATCATTGTCTCAGCCCAAGACAATGGAGATGAGCGTAAAGCCATTGATGAGATAATGACAAAGCTTCGCATGCTTGTGCAAGAAACTAACGTTGCGTTGTTTGTTGTGTCACACTTGAAGCGTCCGAATGGTGTTGGACATGAAGAAGGCGCTGCAACTTCTCTTGCACAACTTCGTGGCAGTGGCTCCATTGCACAACTCAGTGATATGGTGTTGGGTGCAGAGCGTAATGGGCAAGACGAAGACGCGACTAAGCGTAACACTACATATCTTCGCGTCTTAAAGAATAGATTCAGCGGACTCACCGGCCCTGCATGTTCGTTGCTGTACACCAAAGAGACAGGTCGCATGCTAGAGTACACTCCTGCTCCTGATGATGAGGATGATGTTCTCTAAATGGAACTGCTTGCCAACATCATTCATTTCATTCTGACACTTCTTGAACTGCTCAGGATATTTTAATGGACTTCATCTATGATATTGAAACGTATCCAAACTGCTTTAGCTTCACTGCTCTCTCGACTGACAAGTCAGTGTTTTGGCAGTTTGAATGCTCTCCTCGAAAGAATCAGATTGGAGATGTATTTGCGTTCCTTGACCGGCTACGGGAACATGGAAACCGCATGGTCGGTTTTAATAATATTGGCTTTGATTATCCTGTCATTCACGATCTCCTGAGTGTTCGCGATAAAGCCACCACTGTTGGTGGCAAAGCTGTAGCTGCACGTGCCTACAAGAAGGCGATGAGCCTCATCAAGAGCGAAGACAAGTTTGAACACATCATTCGCACCGCTGATGAATACGTGCCGCAGATTGATTTGTACAAGATACATCACTTCGATAACAAGGCTAGAGCAACTTCTCTGAAGATGCTTCAGTTTAATATGAAGAGTGACACCATCGAAGACTTGCCCTTCGATGTTGGCGGTGACTTGACGTCAGATCAAATCGACACGCTGCTCAAATATAATCTGCACGATGTTATTCGCACTCTCGACTTCTACAACGAAAGCTTGAGCGCCATCAAGTTTCGTGAAGAGTTGACGCAGAAGTATGGACGCAATTTCCTCAATCACAACGACACCAAGATTGGGAAAGACTACTTCATCATGCGTCTTGAAGAGGCGCTGCCGGGTAGCTGCTACAAGTATGATGGCAAAGGTAAGCGCTCTATCAATCAGACGAAGCGTAAGCACATCAACATCAAAGACTGTCTCTTCGACTATTACTACTTTCAACGCCCAGAGTTTACAGCGGTGTTCAATTGGTTTGCAAAGCAGAAGATAACGGAAACCAAAGGCGTCTTCTCTGAGATTGATGAAGCTACGCTGGGTGATGTAGCTCAGTATGCTGCTCTGTACACAAAGCGTAAGAAGTTTGCACGTGTGCCATCATTCGAAGACATCGACGACTTCAAGAAGGAACATCCTCTAGGCTGGGTTGAGAAGGTGGAGTTGAAGGCTAAGAAGAAAGGCGAAGCTCAATACAGCCATTGGATGTGTTGGAAAGAAGCTGACAACTTGAACGTAGTTGTTGACGGCTTTCGCTTTGACTTCGGCACTGGTGGCATTCATGGCAGCTTAGAGAACACCATTGTCGAGTCTGACGACGACTACATCATCATCGACGCTGACGTTGCTTCGATGTATCCAAACGTAGCCATTGCCAATCGCGTCTATCCAGAACATCTCTCAGACAAGTTCTGCGACATCTACGAAGACGTCTACGAACAGCGTAAGAGCTACCCCAAAGGAACGTCTGAGAACGCCATGCTGAAGCTGGCATTGAACGGGGTGTATGGAGACAGCAACAACCAATATAGCCCCTTCTACGACCCTCAGTACACGATGTCGATCACCATCAATGGTCAACTGAGTCTGTGCAATCTGGCAGAGCAACTGCTGCAGATTCGTGGGCTACGTCTGATACAGGTGAACACTGACGGCATCACGGTGTTGTGTCCGCGTAAATATCGACGTTGGTATGACACCAAGTGCAAACAGTGGCAAGAGAACGTAGGGCTGCAGCTTGAGTTTGTTGAGTATTCGAAGATGATTCTAAGGGACGTCAACAACTACATCGCCGTCTACACCAACGGCAAGGTGAAGCGTAAGGGTGCCTATCAATATGAAGGACTCGGCTGGCATCAAGATCAGGGTGGACTCATCATCCCTAAAGCTGCTGAAGCTCACATGCTTGATGGTGTAGACATAGAGAGCTATATCCGTCAGCATACTGACAACATCTATGACTATGTCATGCGCACCAAAGTGCCACGCAGTAGCAAGCTGGTGTTGATTGGTGAAGACGGTACAGAGGTGCAGCAGCAGAACATCTGCCGCTATTACGCCAGCACCAATGGTGGTAAGCTTATGAAGATAATGCCGCCGCTAACGCCTGATGGTGAGCCTCGACGCATTGGTGTTGACACTGAATATTCACTGAAGACATGCAACAACATTATCAACTTCAACAAAGACGACATTGACTACAGCTACTACGTAGCCGCTGCCAAGAAGTTGCTGATTAACAACACCCCTGTTGACGAAGAAGTTGCTGCCTACCTATAATGTGCAGCTAACACGAAGCCACACCGTGTTCAATTGTGTGGCAATACCCGAAAGGAAATGAAATGGCTGAAATGCAAAGTGTGAAGATTAAGGCTGATGTCATGTGGGCACAGCTTGATAAAGTTAATGAGATGAGCGGCAAGTTTCAGGTGGTTTTGTGCAATCTCTCTGAAGCTGCTGTCGTAGCTCTGGAAGAGATGGGCATCACCGTTGCTGAGAAGGAAGGACAAGGACGATGCATTACCTGCAAGTCTGCCAATCCCATCAAGGCATTCGACAATGACGGTGTTGAACTGTCTGGTGTCAAGATTGGCAATGGCAGCAAAGCCAAAGCCATCATCACCGCTTACGAGTGGAAGTATAAGAACAAGAAGGGTGTGTCACCTTCGTTGAGGAAGCTTGTCATCACCGATCTTATTGAGTACGGTGGTGGCAGTGCAGACCTGAACGACGACGAAGTGTTGTAATGAAGATGTTGCTGGATGCGGATACGATGGCATATCGCGCCGCAGCCGCATGCAAAGACGAAAGCGTCCGTACAATGACTCTAACATTAGATAGCATTGTAACGGGCGCTTTGTTATCATGCGACACTGATGTTAGATATTATGACAAGTGGCAGCTATATCTAACGGGCAGCAACAACTTCAGAAAACAAGTATCTGCTGAATACAAAGCGAATAGAACAGCGCCAAAGCCTGAGCATCTGCCAGCAGCACGACAGCATCTGATTGAACAATGGGGTGCTGTAGTTGCTGAAGGTGAAGAAGCTGATGATGCAATAGCCATTGAAGCTACAAAGCTTAATGGAGATTTTGTCATCATCAGCATCGACAAAGACTTCAAGCAGATACCGGGCTATCATTACAACTTCGTCAAGCGTGAACACTTCTTCGTCACTCCTGAAGAAGGACTTCGATTTCTGTACATGCAGATATTGATGGGCGATACAGCAGACAACGTCATTGGTTTGAAAGGCATCGGTCCTAAGAAAGCTGAAGCTGCGTTGGCTGAATGCACGACGGAACAGGAAATGGCTGACGTCTGTTACGAAATGTATGCAGATGTTGACAAAGTACGACAAAATGGAACATTGCTCTATCTTCGTAGAAAGGAAAACGAACTGTGGACACCACCTACCCCGTCCAAGAAGGACGAAAGTTTGACAAAGGAAAGCCCCGCTACGGACTCCTGAAGCCTGAAGCGCTTGAAGAAGTGGTGAAGGTGTTGACGTATGGTGCAGAGAAATACAGCCCTGACAATTGGAAGCATGTGGAAAACATGCATGAGCGATATTTCGATGCTTCGCAGCGTCATACGTGGGCACATTGGCGCGGAGAACTTCGCGATGAAGAGACAGGGTATTACCATCTAGCACATGCTATTTGTAACCTGATGTTTCTGTTGCAATCTGAACTTGATGCCGACGTCCCCTTCTAGGTCTCGTAATGGTGGTTTGTGGACGGAAGCGAAGTTTCGCAGCTTTGTTGTCAGTACGTTACGTGCTGGTTCCCGTCGCTGGCCTGTTAAGTGGGCAGTGTTGAAAGCTGCTCTCGTTGGCAGGTCTGTTAACACGAAGACAGGGAAGTTTGCACAGCACTATCGATGCACTCATTGCCGTGCTAATTTCCCTGCTACCAGTGTGGTTGTTGATCACATCCATCCTGTAGTGGATACAATGAAGGGGTTCACTACATGGGACGAATACATCGAACGCATGTTTGTTGAAGCAGAAGGGTTGCAAGTTTTGTGCAAAAGCTGTCATAAAGAAAAGACGGCAACAGAAAGAAAGGAACGGAAAAATGTACGAACTAAAAATTGATGAAGATGTGTTTCAAACTCTTGTTCTCAACTATTTGAAAGATAGTTTGTCAACGGTGATGCAGGAAAATGAGTATATGACTCACCCTGAAGACAGGGCATATAACACGCATCTACTGCCAGCGTTGCTCACTGTCATCAAATACTTCAGTATTCCTGATCAGTATGATGAGTATGTTTATCAGGTGTTTGGGAGCGACGACGACAGTCAGTTGTCGTTTAACTTCGGAGGAACCGACGAATGAATATTCAACTCGTTAAAGAATACGAAGACGGTAGCGCCACCTACACCTTCGACATGAATGATGAAGAACGTGATAGTCTGATGAGGTTTGCCATCATCGAAGCCCTGAAGAAGGGCATTGAAGAAGGTAAGAA